ATCTTGGCGAGAAGTCGATTGACCCGCATCTGTAATAACTTTAGACGTATATGAGTGAACATCGAATCCAGTAGTGACTTCATCTATAGCAACCTCGTCTTGTGATAGGTAGGCAGCGGCTCGGAACTCTAACTGAGCAAAGTCAGCTTCAAGTATCTTGCCACCACTCCATCTTGATATGAATACTTTCTTAACAGGGAATGTACCACCTCTAGGCATGTTCTGCATATTAGGGTCTGCACCACTAAACCTACCTGTAGATGTTCTGTGTTGTAGAAGCCTAACATGTAACTTGCCATCAGGCTTCATATAAGTTGATATGCCATGTATAAATGATGATAGATAAGTATCTAATGCAGACAGTCTCTGTAAGTCAGTTAGAAAGCTTAATGCTTCTTGCATATCATTCTTTCGTGCAACACCTTGAAGTAATGCTAAGTTACTTTTGTTAACACTAAATCCATTAGCACTAACCCATTTAGCATTAGGTGCATTAAACTTTAATCCTGCTATCTTCTGATTTGCAATAAAATGGTAGCCACTACTATCACAATCGTTACAGTTAGTTGGTCTAGAATAAGGAGTTCCATCTTTCTTAACCTTTCTTATTTGACCTACACCTAGACAAGTACCACACCTACGTGCATCAGTCTTATAAACAATAGTAGAATTATTCTCTACACACTTCTTATAATCTCTTGTATCCATATAAGGAGTAAAGTTATTTGCCCATAGACTTTTATCATTAGGTTTTCTACTATATATAACCCAAGACATTTGTTCTGGACTATTAAGATTGATAGGTGTGTCACCCATTAGACTATGTACTTGCTTGTTAAGTCTTTGTTCTATATCACTTTTTTCTGTTTCAAACTCAACTCTTACTTCGTCTAACTTACTAGTGTCTACAGTAAAACCTGTTTGATATATTCTAGCTAGTGTAAGAGCAACTTTGTTAGTTAGTAAAACTGTACTCATTAACTTTGAGTAATCTTCTGTGTTTAGTTTCTTGTATAACACATCTGATAATTCTTGTGTTGCTTTTAAGTCAGCAGATAAATAATCAGACAACTCTTGTTTAGGTATCTCATCAATAGGTACTTTGTTCTTGAAGTAGTCTTTCATAGTATCTTGTTTCTTAGTAGCCAAGTCATATCTATTAGCACATGCTTCTAGAGATAGTGGTTGTTTGATACCTCGTTGTAAAACATACTCAACTAACATTGTATCAAATACAGGACCATCATACTTCAATCCACATTCCCATAACCATAATAAGTCGTGTACTATGTTATGTCCTATAAGGATAGTTGCTTGGTCTAATAGTTCTTGCACACCATCAAAGCTATCTCTGTACAAATACTCCTCACCATTATCCGTAAGGCAACCTACCATAACAAGTTTGTTGTCAGTCTCAAAGGGGTCAAGATGTAACTTACCATCTCTATGAGTAACAGTATTTTCTACATCAAGTGTTAGCTTCATTATTAAACACTCCTTCTTCTATCTGTTTTGCAGTATGCTCTGCATGACAATTAGCACATAAAACTCGGCACTTCCTCATTTCCATTTTTACCTTTTCTAATGAGTATAAAGTCATACTACTTATATTACATAGTTTATTTTTAACATCTATATGGTCAAATTGTAAAGCGTGAGAATGTTTGCCATAACCACATAAACAACAACGAAAACGAAGTTTTACTCTTGCTATAAACTTTTTTGCTCTTATTGATGTTTTTTTTCTATCAAGTTCATGTCTAATTTTATACTTTTCTCTTGTTGTAGGAGAATGCCACATTTCATATATTTTATTATTTCTCATATAGTACCATGCAAAGAAGTACCCATCATCTCGTGTTAAACCATACTTAGATTCCAAGCCTAAAGTAACGGCTTTTTTTCTATTAATGTAAGTCATTTTGTTTGGATAACTCATGCAGTATACCTAGCTGTTTTATAATCCAATTGACAAGTAACACTACCATGCCAACCTGTCAACTTATTTTTAACAACATTTAAATGTCTCTCAGGACCTTCCTCATCTTGACCCTCAAGAGGTGGGTTCTTTGCAATCAATACCATCAAGTCTGCTTCAGCAGCTTTACCAGTTCTACTGCCTTCCATCATGGATTGATTAAGAACAATCTTACCCTCTGCTTCAGCAGATAGTTGAGACATATAAAACATAGCACAGTTATGTGTTTTAGCTATTTGTCTTGCATAGATAGCATTTGCTTTGAGTGCTTCATCAGGTCTAGCAAAACCACCACTCCTAGCGAACTTATCACCCATGTCCAATACAACTACGTCAGGCTTGTATGACTTACATACACTCTCAACCCAAGCCATATCACGATTAGATGCATCTTTAATATCAATATGCTTTCTAACTTTGCCATACAACTCTTGTGCTCTTTGTGGATTGTCCTTGACTTGATGCATTGTCATGCCTGTCGCTGCCGTCAAGTAACGTGCCCCAACTCTATGAGGACCTTCTTCGTTGCATAAGATAATACATCTAGCACCTTGATGTGCGAAGCCACCGGGAGATGCAATCAGACTTGCATGAAAGGATGTCTTGCCTGTGTTTGGTCTAGCACCTACCTCAATCAAGTGTCCAGCATTTACACCTTCGACAACTCTTGTAAGGCTCGGTATCCCAAAACTCCATCGTGCTTCCAAATCATTCTTAGATAGCAAAGACTCTATACTTATGTCTTCCCATTCTATATTTAGATTTGGAGTAAAATCATCACCATACTGCTCCAAAATATGACGAAGAGGTTCAAGTGTAGATTGAGAACCATTGACATAGTCAAAGCCAAGATTAGCAATATCCTCACCCACCACTTGTTGAAACATCTTAGAAAGAACTTCTTGTGCAATGTCTTCTCCCATTGGTTGTTCACGTTTGATGCCACCAAATAAAGATGAGTATGCTTGTTTCTGTGCAGTGGTCATGGTCGGATTGTTTGACATGAACAAGGCTTCAATCTCGTCAGGTGTAACAGTCCTCTCATATGTATCCATTGCTTTGTCTAGAGCATCTTTTATCTTTCTAACATCTTTGCTAAATAATCTATTAGGGCATTTAGCACCCCTATGTTCATCATAGAACGTCTTGTCCATGAGACTTCGTATTAATGATAACTCCATATTTTACTCCTTTGGGGTTAGGCTTATTAAGTTTATCATATCAACAGAATGACCATACTTTAAATCATCTGTTAGTTTCAGTACCTTTACATCTTTCACGTAAGTACGTAATTCTCTTGTGAACTGTAAAGACTTTTTTAATGCGTCAGGGTCTAAGGCAATTATTGCTGTTGAGAACTGTGAAAGATATTGCTTATGTGATTCACCTAAAGATGTTCCTAGCACAGCAACCCCAACAATTTTTGTGCTTGCAACCACAGCTGCACTAACACAATCCTCAACAACAACAGCAGTTCTACCACAGCCATGAGAATAAGGCAAGGTGTTTTTTCCATATCGTTTCCATTTAGGTTTAACTCTACCTAATGCACGACCTACACCATCAACAATCTTACCTTTGCTAGTGACAGGAAACACAACCCTATTCTCTTTGACATCGTAGTACAAGTTAAGTTGGTCAGCAGATAATTTCCACTCATCACACCACATAGTAACTGCCTTACGATTACCATGAGGTACTATGTGTTCAGGAAAACTAAACGTCTCATCTTTTTGATTAGCTATCTGTCTGTCCATTGCAGTGCGAATATCATCTACACTCATTGTAACACGAGAACTACCAGATAAACTGCATGATAACTTGTAACAGTTCCACAAGACTGAACCCATGTTATTGGTCACAGTAAATGTATTGTAACTATTGCAGTTAGGACAATTCATTCGTCTACTCTCGCCTACAGTTAAATGTAAATCATTTATATATTGTTTTATATTCATATGTATATATCACTTATATGTATCATATATATGTTAATATATATGTTAGCTGTTCGGCACTTGCCTTGTGCTTATAACAACGGATTCACGTGTTGTCAATGCTTTTTTTGCACTAAGGTAAGTATTTTTCATGTAAGGCATCACACTATTGGGATTTGCATGTCCTGTAACAGACATTATTTGACCCATAGAAACACCAGCTTCAACCATCTCAGTTGTACCTGTCCTACGTAAGTCTGCCAATCGTAGCTCATTAGACAGTCCTGCAGAGGACATAGCCTTTCTTCCTAGCTTGGATATACCATGAAGACTATATGGCTTGTATGCTCCTCTAATCGCATTTGGCGTGGGTGCAACATATTCTTGGAATCCATAGTCTTCTTTCTGCTGTACAAGCATAGATAGCAGTTCATCACTAATGGGAAGATGTACTGTGGCTCTCCGTTTTGATTGCTCTAGATGTAAAATACCATTGTCAAAATCTATGTATTCAAACTTTAACAATCTCATATCGCCAATTCTTTGACACCATTCATAAGCCATTTGTACAATTAAACCTAAGTTACGTGTTTTAAAATTAGAATAGGCGTAATCTAGAAATTGTTTGACTTGTTCCCTTGTCCAAAGAGTTTTTCTAGTTTTAGTTGTTCTACATTTGAAAGTAGAGAATGGATTACTTTGTACATAACCCATCTCCATTCCATAAGAGTACATCTTTCTTGATACAGAGCAGACATGATTAGCCATAGAAATGCCACGAGTTAGCCATACTTCATACGCTTTCTTTGCTTTAGAACTCGTCATATTTTTTAAATATATTCTTGACAAAGGTCTGCCATCAACATTAGTCAGTAACATATTTTTTATGAAGTATTGATAATCTTGTTTAGATTTATCTGCTAACATATTGAAATCACTAGATAATAAATATTCATTTGCTAAACCTTGTACAGTAGGATTGTTTTGTACAGACACAATTGCAGATTCTTGTTGCAAAAATGCATCAATCAATTTGTTAAATTCATTAGCTTGTCTTTTTGCTATTGACAAATCAGAACCTAAGTTAGTACGTGTGACAATGCCTTCATCAATATATCTAGCAGTAGGATTATATCTGTAAAAAACCATACCGTTTCCATATTTCTGCTCCTGTAAATATCGTGGCAATTTCTTTTTCATATTGAACTCCCTATGCTGC